GTTATTTTCATCTATGATAACATTCTCTACGGTAGTTGCTAATTCTACATTAATGCCAGTTACACCAAATATATTGCCCAATATTGATCCATTTGTGCCTTTAAAGTATATACCATCATTAACAGTGTTATATATTTGGTTATCCTCTATAAGTATAGAATCTACTGTATCTTCTATCTGGATATTGTAAGCTCCATCAGAGGCAAACCAATTGTCATTTACCTGTATATTTGACACATTATTCATATACAAGCCAACTCCATTATCTGCCCCATCGAAATCATTATCTTGAAATTTAAATGAAAGTAACCCATTAGCTTCAATAGATGAACTAACTGTTACTATATCACTTGACATATTATAAAATATATTATTTCTTACAAATAGCCCTTCTACGAAATCCCATGCGGCTATAGCAGTTGCACATAGTTCTATTCGGCATTCTGTTATAACAGTATCTACTGTACGATCACCTCCTGTTCCAGTACCTTGTAGGTATATACCATTCAACACACAACCCTGTATAAGATTTTCTACCAGTGATACTACTATACCCCTATATACGGTTATTCCTATGTATATCTTGCTATCTCCGTATATTCTGCACCCTTTAACTAATGACACACCAGCATAGTTAAAATAGACTGCACTCCCACCAGTAGCTGCCTGTGATCTAACGAAGGTTATATTCTTTATCTTTACTTCATTAACCTGAGTAATTCCATCTCCTACTACTATATGGCTAAGTAGTCCTGTGTCATCATCCATAGTTAGTTCTCCGTGCCCAAAATCTATCACAATAGCACTTGTTATGGATAATTCATCTGTTATTTTATAAGATAGAGACTTATTTGACTTTATACTAAGGATGCCTGAATCAATTGCAGCTTGTAATGGGAGAGTATCATCTGTAATATTATTCCCAACAGCTCCAAATTGTTTTGGTGATACTTCCCCAGAGTGTTGCAATACAGCTACATCATCAGTATTTACAGTATGATCCCCATATTCATCAGGAGTACCTCCATATTGAGCAGCAGTCTTAATTAAATATGTAGATTCTCCACCATCTCCTGCTGAGTAGTATCCTTTTGTTGAATATATATTACCAACAATTGGTGCAGCAGCTTTCATATCCGCTACCGTATCAAAAATAAATATTTCTCCTGCTATTGAGGCATAATTACTTGGCACATACTGTAACTGAGACCCTACAAAATTCTTTACAGTAATCGAGTAATCTCCATCTACATATAGCGAGATAACACTACCATTATAAGTTGGATTACCGCCAGGAGAAAGTGAGATAGGCTGAGACAATGAAACAAAAGAACCATTTTCCTGTAATGCTGAAACTATTTTTTGATTAGCTTCTATAGTAGGATCTGTATCAGGTTCACCAATATATACATAACCACTAGAGGCAGGTCTACCAGTAGAAGGATCACTAAAATAATCTATTGAGTTTATAACTTTATTCATTATTTGTTACCTTTTGGCTCTGTAATGTTGATGCTAATCTCTTGAGTAGTGCTGCTTCTTCTTTACTTCCTGGAGTAGTTCTTGGCAATCTTGTAAGTATATTTCTTACTGCTCTTGATTCAAATATTCTAGCCAACATACCAGCTCCTGCTGTTACAGCTACAGTTGAAGGCACTGTACCAAGTAAATGCATTAAGGCACTACCAGAAAGAAACTGTAGACTGCTTACAAGTAATGGGTTATTATCAGCTACATCAGCCCTACGAGTAGCATTTAATGCTCTTATTAGCCCTTCTGTTCTATCTTTCTGCTGCTTATTAAAAAATACCCCAATAGATTTAGACTCTTTATTTATAGCATTGATAAACTTTTTAGGGTTAATTTCCCCATCAGTCATACTGTCTTTAGCTACTCTACTTATTACAGCAGTTCTAGCTATAGCTTTACCTTCTGGTGTTAAGTTTCTATACAATCTTTGGTTAGAGCTTCTTTTAGTCCTTGAAAGCATATTATAAATAGCTTCTGGCTCATAATTACCTTTCTTTAATACTGCTTTTATATTTGTTACTCCAAGTTCATCCATCATATTGGAAAGTCTTTTATTAGCTACTTTCCATTTATCATAATCTTTTCTTCCGCCAAATTGCTTTATAGTGTCTCCAATGTCTTCATTTAAAGCACTATAGATTTTATTATAAGATTTATCAGCTTCAGATTTTACATTAGCTAAATCCTCAGCTTTTAAGGAGTCGCCAAGTAGCTTTCTCTTAGATTCAGCTATATTTAAATCTTTTCCTGGTAATGTATCTCTTAGTTCTTCTAATTGCTTTATAAAAGGTTTTAGTTTAGAACTTTCGATACTATTAAGATAATCTATTTGATCATTTATAGTTTGTACTGCTTTTGGGTAACTTCTTTCTCCAGCTAATGCAGAAACATTATCAATTATATTCTTTTTATCTGTAGAATATTTAGATACTATTTCTCCCCTCTTCTTTAGAAACTCATTCATTAAATCATCAGTAAGAGATTCACTTGGATTAATAGCACTATAATCTTCAAGAAAGGATTTTACTGCTTCTATTCTTTCTTTCTTCTGTGCTGCCCTAACTCCACCTGTACCAAAGAAAGGTATTTTCTCACTTATTACCTGAAATAACTTAGCTTGAGGAGTATCCGGAGGAAGTACATCAGTTGTTAATGCTCTTACTCCAACTTTATTAGCTTCTTCTATTACACTAGGAACTCCCACATTCCTTAATGTAGCAGCTTTAGCACCAGCCATACCTCCAGCCATAGATGCTGCTAATTGGCCTATAGTACCTACTCCAGCCTCTTCTGCTGCTTGTCCTGCTGTTCCTCCAGTAGCTCCACCAACTACTTGTGCTGTAGGTTGTTGTGCTAACATACTGCCAAACTTCTGAATAGCTGGAATACTTGACTTAGATAGCATCGAGCCAAGAGAAGCAAATCCTCCTGCTCCTGCTGCTCCTTTAGTTGTAGATTCAACTATTCTTTCAGCTTCAGTATCAGGTTCAGGAACTCCCATCTTTGTAAATAAATCACTTAATGCCTCTGAAGGTAAAGTATATTTAGTGCCAAGTAATTTATTTACCCCCATAACAACAGGATCACCAAGAACATCAGCTATAGCATATGCTCCTGTACCTGCTACTGCTCCGGGAATACCTCCACCTAATAAAGCTCCAGTGCCAGCAGCAACAGCATAAGGTGCAGCACCTCTGGTAGCAGCCCCTATTAATCCTGTTGCAGTAGTTTCTGGTTGACCAGTTTGTAGGGTAACACCTTGTTCGTGTGATACAATTTCTGGTATTTGTTCCTGCTGAGAATTTACTTGTTCTTGTGGAGAAGTGACAGCCTGTTGCCCTCCATACTTAGCAACTAAGTCTATTGGAGCACTTGCTTGTCCGCTAGATTGTCCACCATATTTTTGTACTAAATCAATAGGCATATTATTGTCCTTGTGGTACAGCACCTACCATTTGCATAATAGATTCAAATGATCTATCAGGATATAGTTTCATTGTATCAAATACTGCTTGTGGTGTTACATCAGAAGGTATATTAGTATATCCTGTCATTCTAAAACCAAGGAACTCTGTTGCTGCTTGTGGGCTAAGATTTTCTGGTAATGGAGTAGCAGTAGGTTCACCAACAGGTTGTTGTTTAGATTGAGCAGTTTGTTGTTGTTCAGCAGGTTGCTCTTGTTGACGTTGTGGTAAACTTCCACTTTGTTTAACAAGTCTTTCTAAGCTAGTATTAAGTTTACCTGATACTCCTTGATATCTCTTCTTTAAATCCTCAAGATTTTTAACTAGCACTTTTGATCCAAGAAGGGGGTCAAGATCAGTAATGTTCTTTTGGATAATATCAAGTTCAGGAGCGCTAAGAGCACCAAATCCAGTAGCGCCAGTTCTTGACTGAGATTTCATCCTAGATATAGTCTCAAGTGCATTTTTAGACTTAATTATATCAAGTTTAGAATTTAATTGTCTAGCCAGAGTTTCTGGTAATTGACCAAGAGCAAGATTAGCGTAACCTGTTGCCCATTGATTCTTAGCTAAATCTAATGCTTCATCTATAAACTTTACTGCTTCATCTGTTTGAGAAAGAGATTCATCTACATTAGTTTTAGCGAGATTAATTTTGTCTTCCCGCTTCATTTGATTCTCTTCTTCTTTAGCAGTAGCAGCTCTAAGATCAGCTTTAGCTTGCATTAATTTTATTTCGTCTAGTTTACCTTTTTCATCAGAGACATTAAGCATTTTAGCAAATCTATCTTTTGCTGGTCCTTCAGGTAGGCTCTCTAAATATTCAAGATTCTGAATTGCTGCTGTAGGTTTTTGCCCTACTGCACTACCTTGTCCAGTAGCCTTAGCATAAGCATTATATTCATCAGGAGCATAAAGAGCTAAAATTTTCTCAGCTTCTTTCTTAGCTACACCTGGATTATTAACTTCAGCTTGAGCTAATTGTATTGTACCAGAAGGATCGCCACCTTCATTCATTACGGTTTCAGCTCTATCTGTAAGGACTTTAGTAGGTGATTCCCCACCAATAAGAATCTTTCTAGCAGATTCTATAGCATTCTGTTTGGTGAGTTCATTCTTGAATCCTATAGCTTTACTCATTTCATCAGCTATCCAAGGATTCTCAGCAGCAAAAGCAGATATCTCTTCTGGAGTCCCCGTACTAAGAATTTGACCAGCTTGCTTACGAGTAGCCATCATTTGTTCTTCTTGAGCTTTCTTCAATCTAGCCTCTTTCTTAGCTTCAAGAAGACCACCTAATTGCATTAATCCAGGTCCAAGATTCATTCCTGGTTCTACATAAAATGGATTAGCCATGATTCACCTTAAAATATTAATCCTGCAAGACCAAAAAGATTACCCCATCCTTGCTGATTAGATGCTTGTTGTGCTTGTGCTGAAGCTGTAGTTCCTGCTGCTAGTGTAGAACCAATACCACTTATCTGGTTAGCAATTTGATTGGCATTACTCGATAGTCCTGCCAGTCCTTGTAGCCCAGATAACTGTTGATTATATGATTCTAGCAATGCTTTATTCTGTAGTTGTGTATTATAATCAGCTAAAGCACTTTGTACATTACCAGAACGTAATCCTCCAGTAGCTCCTGCATTACGTAGAATTGATTGCTCTCCAGCTTGTTGGCCACTCATAATAGCAGAATATAATGGACTAGCTTGTGCTTGATCAATTAATTGCTGTTGAGACCCTGTCCCTCCTTCAAGTCCATATAATCCCCCAAGCTGCTGTAAAGCACTCGATCTAAACTGTTGGGGAATCTGCTCAATTTCTTTTAGATAATTTAATGCTTGAAGTTGGGCATCAGCACTAATACTAGCAGCTTCAGTAGCAGCATCAGAAGCATCACTACCACCACCAAATACACTTCCTACTACGTCACTTACAAATCCCATAATTGTTCTCTTTGGTATATAAATACATTATATTTATCTGAGTTAGCTATTAGTTCAAACCCCAGTTTTGATATAAATCTTTCTACTGAAGATTTAATTGTCTTAGCTACTATAACCTCACACCAATAATAGAAACTAAATACAAATTTAATCCAATCTTTGCAGGCTTGTTTTAACTTTCTAAGACCTTTCTTATCACTAGCTAAATGGCAAGATATAGCATTTCCTTGTCTAGTTGCAGAGAATAGTATTTTACAATCTTTATCATGCCATCTAAATACTACATGATTTTTATTTGTTGGTAGCCCAATAAGATCATCACCATTATAAATATGGAATAATTTCATACTATAGCTGCTGTAATATATCCATTAATTGTACAAGCAAATTGATCTAATCCAGTAAGATCATCTTGGATAATAACTTGAAATTCACCATTTTCAGTAGCATCTAATTCATAGATAATACCTCCGACATCTGGTATTACTTTCTTAGTTCTAAGACCATATTGACCAGCAGGTGCTTTAGATGCATATGTAAGATCAAATCCTTGTTCTATGAATCCAAGATTATTTGTGATTAATGCAGTATTTTTTGTATAACCATCTTTTAATCTAAATACCACACCATTTGTTAGTGCAGTTAACCCTCCAAATAGGCCATCATCCATTGCACTAGCATCTAGCATAGTACAGTTAATTGAATGTATATGAATATTTGATGTAGTTAATGCTCTAAATGAAAATATTTGTGGTGTTACTGATCCATTTACATTTAAGTTCCAAGAGCCTGTTTCTAATATTGCTGATGATGTAAATATATTGTCTATTGGTGATGCAAAAGTAATTGATGTTCCTGTTGTACTTATTACTATGCTTTGGAATATATTTACTCCCTCGAATATAGTTATAGCATCGCCAGCAGATACACCAGTAGTATCATCTACATTTATTGTGTAGTCATCTACTGCTGTAGAAGAAGTAATTGTAGGGGTAGCTGCTGCTTGATACAAGTAATAGTTTACAGGAATATCTGCTTTATATTCAGGAGAAACATTAAGGCTACCATTTCTTGAAAGGATATTCTCAGAATCGCCTGTTATCTCATTTACTGATTGTAGTCTAGCATTTACATTAATAGATTTAAAAATAATGATATTAGAAAGGCCAACTTCATCAGCAGTATGAAATTCTATTATTACCCCATTTAACTTCTGAGGCGACATATCAATTACAAGGCTATTTCTTTTGGTACTATCATTCTCATACTCATTATTTGTAAATCTTACTACTTCACCAGAACCAAGTGCTTTAACAACAATATTAGAAAAAGACTTAGTAAGGTCATTACAACCAAAGCCTATTGATGTTGATTGTAATGTTCTCTTAAACCATATTTTTATTGACTTAGGATTAGTAGCTGAAGCATCACTATTTACAGTTTCAAGGTTATCAAAATAATCTGTAATTGAACCAGAGAAACCCCCATTATCAGAGTTAGCTACATCTATATCCTTAACATATACAGAATCATTATCTGTTGATATAGGATATTGTGAATCAATATTTTCAAAAGCATCTGAGAAAACATCTTCTAACGTTATTTGTCTAATTATGCTCATTAATGCCAGCCTTGTGTTGATTCAAAACAGATATCTATTACCTCAGCATCATATAATGCAAAAGGTACAGTTTCTCCAAATATAGCTTCTGAAGTTGTTGAGGATACGGTTACATTATTATTTGATCGTCCTGTATTAATAATCCTATGCTGATAGCCACTTACTCCTTCTGGTAGCTGGATATTAATTGCCCCAAAATTAGTATCACAAAACATTACTTCACTATCAAATTCTGGAGTATATGGTGAAGATGTAACTAATACTGTTTCTTTTATTATTCCTGACTTTGTATCTACTTCGTCTGCAAGTAATGTAAGATTATTAAATATGTTTAGATAATCCTCAATCATGGCATCTGTCCAATCAGGATGCATTGTCCTAAGCTCAATAGCACTAAGGATTAATCCCCTTAATAATCGTGCTGTGTTATTAGCCATAAGTTACCTTGAAGTTAGAGAATGCCATCCTCGATTTAGTAGCTCCACGCATCTTAAACCCAACATAATCACCGACATAACCAAGGCGGCGAATAGTAAAACGCTGGTGATAGTCAAGCGGCTGACCATAAGTTTGAAACCACTCTTTGCCATATGTTAAGCCATCATATGTTAAAGATAATGCTACTGTTGCGTCTTCATCTACAGTATGACCAGGAATTGTATCTAATTCTATTTCGTCAATAGATAAAGTTTCTAATTTAAGAAATGGGGTATATAAAAGCCATTCTACTTTTTCTCCAAATTGAGTAAATATAGAATTATCTAATTTTCCTATCTTATCTGAAGTTTTGTTCCCATATACCCATGCACCTAAATTAGCATCAAATATACCATTAATTGCTTTATATGGAGTATCGCCTTCAATATCTGTTTTAAGAATTGTCCACGCTGCTTCTATTCCAAAAGATGATGCTATAGTTTCATTAAAACATAAAGTTTCTTCTGGTAAATGTACAAGAATAAAAGTAGTATCATCCTCCATTCTACTTTCCATTCTCATATCTGATAATTCTGGTTCAGTGTATTTAGATATTATTTTATCTATTTCTCTTGTAGATATTTTTTGTGATGATCCTACTCCGAGCATAAATACACTAATAGAATCATTCTTTCTCCCCCCAGTAAAATACCAAGAAGTTCCAGATTCACATTTAGCGTGAGTAGCTACAATACCTATTTTCTGTGCTCTTGTTTCTACTCTTTGAAAAGAAAAGTTATCTGTTGCTATATCTACAAAATATTCAATTGTATATCTACCAAATACAATTACTTTATTGTCTTGAGTTTTGCCAACGCCAAGTGAAGGATCTGGCATAAATTCAGCAGTAGCAAATTTAAGTGGATCTATACTAGTTTCATCATCAATATCTGTGTGGTAAATATATTCTCCATCAGTAAGAAAATAATACCCATCTATCCATACACCATCAATTGGGCTACCTAAATCAGAATCAGTTATCTGAGAGAATCCAGTATCTGGTGAGTAAAGAAACATGTTACCATCAGCAATAATAGCCTGAGTATTAAAGCTATAAGGCATTGCTACTTGAGAAGATCCTGCAATATCTCCTAATGAAGTTACTGTACCACTAGAGGATATTTTTATTAATTTATCATTAGACACTCTAAATTGAGTTTTTTGTCTTTCATTATAAATAGCTCCCCTATCAATACCATACCCAGTGGTAAAACTAGAAATGCCAGGGTAGCATAGCATATAACCTTTAGAACCAAGAATGTCTCTTTTAACAGCATACATATTAACAGGCAATGAATCCCTGTAATCTGTTAGACTAGAGACTTTATCACCTTTAATTAAATTAACTTGCGCTGTCGGCATCTTGTATCACGAATTGTTTTTTACGAGTCTCTACTCTTCCAGTGCTCGTAGTGATTGTGATAATTACTTGCTGTAATTCACTAGCTTCATCAAACTGTAATCTATAAGATACAGTAGGAGTTGTAAGGGATTCCGAGACTACTGTTAACTTATCATCTGCTGTTAAAGTATAGCTAGCTACTGTTTCACCATATACAAGATAATCTCCAAAGTATTCTTCAAAGTCTTGTATATCATTAGTTATAGCTTGATATGCTCCAGCCAATGCTTGAGTATCAGTTTTATAGAACCTAGTATAACGATAGAATTTTCTTTGCGTACCAGACCCAATAGGTTGCCTTGTAGGATACTGAACAGATTTAATCCTATTATAATCAGCAGTCAATCTTGAATAAGCAGCATTAGCTAATCTCATAAGTTGTTGAGGAATTTCTTTACCAAAATCTGGCAATAGTTCCATAGCTAGACTTGTCTCAAATGCTGCCCAATGCTTTCTTGGTATAGTATGAGGAGTAGTTGGTTCAGGGATTTCCTCAAAGAAATACTCTATATCATAATTATCTGCCCAAGATGCAGCTATACCTTCAAGCCTATCAAGAGCTAATTCTACATCTTCTGGTGAAGGATTAACTGTTAAGCCAGAGATACGCATTCTTGAATATGCTTTATTTATAATATCAATCTTCGTTGACATTTGCTAATTTCTCCCTTAGCTTATCCTCGCCCATTAAATGCCAATAATTAATTTTATATTTCTGTGCGTATTCTTTTAATTCATCAAGAGTAGCAGTTTCTAGACTGGACTTCATTTTTTCCAGTTCGTACTCTTTATTGCTAAATTCCCAACCAGACTTAACATGCATATCTACAAGTTCAGCAGGAACCCAAGCCATTTCTCCATCTTTATAAAGTTTTGTAGCCATGTCTACCTTAAATTATGGGGAGTATCTTGAAGACTACTCCCCTATTTATTTAACTAATGTTACTAATAATTACTTCCCACATAGTGTCAGCATCAGTATACGCTACAGTAGTATTAGCAGCATTAAGATCAGTTGTACCAAAAGTGAAATCACCATCACTCTTAGTAGCAGTAACCCATCCCATACGAGCATGACTATCAGCTACAGCAGGGAGTGCAGCTACAGCCAATGCAGCAGAAGCATACCCAGTAGCATTATTTGGTGCTTCTATAGCATCTATAGTTCCATTAGTGCCAATATCAAATGCTACAGCACCATAAGTATCTTGCGGAACTACATCATCTCCTGGCGCAGTTCCAGCAGCTACAGCAGCTTTACTATATTGTACACCTTCAATAATATAGTCAAATGCTACGTTAGCTACATCAGTAGTTGTAGATCCAATAACAAGCCCTGGCTTAGTTATCACATAAGATTTAGTCAATGGACTAAATACTTGATTAACAATAGTACATTTAGCCATTATAAACCCCTTAGAAAGTTGTAACTACTCCAGCATTTTCAGGACAGCAAACAGTAATACCCCACCAGGTAAACAGACGATAGCGGAATGACATATCAACAATAGATCCATCATAGACCATATACATGTTAAGGCCATTAGACATAGTATCATTGATTACTTTCTTACCGTCAAAATCTGCCAACAGATTAGCGGGAATAACCCCACCAAGAACCTCTACAGCACTCTTGTCAAAGAACAAGTTAGTCTTAACGCTAGTATCAGTATTAAGACGATTAACAGTTGCTCCATTAAGAATTACAGTATCAATATTAGCATAAGCCAACTCAGTAGTTGACAAAGCACTATCATCAGCAGCAATAGGCTTAGGATATACTGAGATTGAAGTTCCAGAAGGTTTGGCTACAATAGTAAAAGTCATTGGCTGATTAGAATCAGTCTTATCAGCAAGACCAATAGCATTTACAGCTACACCAGCATTACGAATCTCTACTTTATCACCAACATTATAACTTGAAGAGTCAGCTACAGCAATAGTAGCAATACGACAGTCTACGTTAGTTACAACACCAGTAGAAGTATTAACAGAACCTGCTTCTGGTGCAAAAGATTGATCACCAGTTACAGTAGTTGCAGGATCTGCACCACCTGAAAGATTAGGCAAGAATGAGCCAGTATATACATCAAACTCAGCTACATTCTGTGCAATCATGCCAGCACCCCATACAGATTCAGGACGCCCCTGAAGAGTCTGCCTACCTGCAAGATCTTTAGCAAACTTATAGTTATCTCTATCATTGAATACGAATGCACGGCCCATATTACGAAGCTGTCTTTCATTCATAGCTACCTGAGCTTCACCAAGTACATCAAACCCAGAGGTAGCATCAGTACGAATATAGAGAGATCCTTGCGTAGCGATAGCAGCGGCAATCTGCTTATTCAATTCAAAAGCCTGACGTTTTCCAGACTCTACAGCACGGCGCTTCCAGAAGATCATGTCTCGCATATCGTCAGCACGTTGCTTAACAAAATCGTTCGAAGGAGTGCCAAGAATAGCAGGGTAAGTCTCTTCAATAATATCAGTCTCTTCGTCTGTAAGATCCCAACCAGAGATAATAGGAGCATGTTGCTGCTTAGGTCGCCAGATAACATTTCCAGCATTCTGCATCATACCAGCATCAGGCTCATTAAAAGTACAAAGATCAAGCATCTGAGGAGACTGCTCAAAAGTTTCTTTGTAAGATTCAAACATCACTTCAGCAATTTTACCAGTCGTAAGTGTCATAATTTATTCTCACCATTTAGAGGTATCGAAGCCATTTTGTTTAGCTTCTTTTTTAATTTTATATGCGGAACTAATATCACCTTTTTTATGCGCATCATTGTACTTTCGCATCAATGTAGCATTTGAGACTTTCCCCTGTTCTCCATCAGTTTTAGGAGCAGGTGCAGGGGCTTTACTTTGTCTCTTTACATTATTATTTACCTTACCAGCTATTTTACCAAGATATGCAGCAGCTTTGAGGCCAGTTTTATCTTTTTGGAGAAGCATTGTAAATTCTGCTAATGCTGATTTATTCCTACCAAGATACAGCATAGCTTTCTCTGAATCATCCCCGATAATACTAATCAATGAATCAGTAATACTTTCTCCCATTCCAGGCATTATAAGTTCTACAGAATCTCTTACATTCTTTTCTGAGTTTTTATATACTTCAGGCGAAATAGAATGTTTTTGTAAAAGAATTTCTGCTCTTTTATAATGCTCATTAACAGCCTCTTCTCTTTCCCTAAGGAGCCTATCAGATTCTTCTCTAAGCCTCCTTTCTTTCTCATAACTTTCAAATGTCCTTTGTGATACTTTAACATTATAATCGTTAAGAGCCTTTCGGTAATCAACAGGATCATCAAAGTCTAATTCTTCAGGTATTTTTAAATCATCAGACTTGACTTCAGGTTTACGTTGTTTAAGAGATTCTATTTCATCCTTGAGGGCTTGAATTTCATCTTTATACTTCTGTTTCTTTCTTAGATGAGCCGCAAGTGGTACAGTATCAGATTTAGGTTCTTCTTCACTTTCTTCCTCTTCCTGCAAATAAAGTGGAGTTTCTTCTACCTCTTCTTCTACTTCCTCAAGAATTTCTTCTTTTTCTTTCTCTTTAACAATTTCTTCCTGGATTACTTCTTCCTGTTCTTCAACTACTTCATTCTTGATTTCTCCTGGCATTACCAACATTCTCCTCTGTTGTATGAGTACGACTAGGTTGTTTACTGCCTAGCTCAGTTTGCGTTTATAACCTGTACGCCTCAGTAAGAAAGGCTTTATGCCTTTAATAAATAACATTATGCTCTTGTGTTACTACTTGGTCTTAAACTAGATATAACTTTTGCTTTAGATTCTACAGATTTTCTTACTGCATCTTGATTCTTAAAATTTATATCAGCATTAGTTTGTTGTGCTTTAATCTGAGTATTCAATCTATTTGTTTCAGCATTAAATACATCTATTTGTCTTTTAGCAGCTTCATTCTGAGTATTAAGTTTTAATTCCTCCATATTAACTTGTTCTGCAAGAAGATCAGCCTGTGCTTTCTTATCCTCTGCCATAGCAAGAATCATATTAGGATCTGGTTGATTCTGTTGCTGTGCTGCTTCTTCTATCCATTTCTCTTCTTGTGGATTAGAAGGTTTCTTAATTCCCATAAGAACAAGTTGCTTATTTGCATAGTCTCTTACATCTTCAAAATCTACTCCATCCATTAATTTAAGAAGTTTAAGTATGAGAATCTGTCTTAGAATACCATCTTGTTCCCCTTGAATTAACATCTGGAGTCTTTCTATAGTCTCCTCTTTCTGTGAACTATAATTTGCTCCAATAACAGAATATACATCAAATTCTGTATTGCTAATGTCGTGTAGAGTAGTTAATTCTCCAGTCTCATTATCAATTACAGTTTCCATTATTTTTACTTGCTTCCTAGTTCCATCAGGATTCATTGTCATAACAGTTCTAGGAACATCATATAGCTCTTTAGCCATAGATACGTATACTTCACCATCCCTTCTCATAGCGTATTTCATATGCTCTCTATACACCATAGATTGCATATCAATACGAGCTTGGAGCATTCTTACAGCTTTACCAGAGGTATCTGTATCAGCATAATCCTGTGGTACTGCTGAATTAGCTACATCTTCTACTGCTTCTCTTGAGAATTGAATAGATTGAACAAGAGCCTGTGGTACAGGTTGTTCAGGCATTTCTCCTACTGGAGAATTAGGTAGCTCATTTCCTTGATCATCGAATCTATTAAGAAGGTAATATGGGTAGTTATTATCTGCACCCATTTCAGCATACATATCCTCAAATCCAGCAACTTGTTCAGCAAAGAATATTGGTTTTCTTCTTGGTGAACGAGAAACTATATCTGCAAGATATGATAACTGAAAGTTTCTAAGCCTCTGAGGATCTTTTGCTAATCTTGTAACTCCTTCATAATGTTCTTCACCTTCTACATAGGCTCTTTCTCCAAATGCTACTACTACTGGAATATGCTCTCCTGGTATTTCAAACTCTGCTAGGATCTCTTTACCAGTAACAATATATTTAGTTACTCGATACCTTCTTATCTCTTTCTCTGCTACAACTTCATAACCAGCATCTAACATTTCGTCCATTACGTCTTTAATTTCTGATTCACGTAATGTTGTAATTTCCCCAATTACATTCTGGAAAGAGATAACTTTTTCTTTAACTAATTCTCTATAGTAAAAATTTCCTACATAAACTTGCTCAGTTTCACCTAATGTCCAAGGAAAAGTGTATGAAGTTTGAGGATTCTTAAATGAATCTTTCTCTACATTATCATCTTCTATTTCTCTCCCAGTTAATTCTTCTACTAACTCTTTATATCCATCATAAGAATAAGGTACTATTACTGAACAATAATTAGCATCTGACTTATCAATTAATCTTGAGTTAGGGTCAAAATATACAGTGTTATTTGCTTCATATAATGGCCTACGTTTTATTACCTGCTTGTTTTGATCATCTCTTAATGACTCATACTCTGTATATAATTCCCATGCTCCTATTCCACAAATAACAGATTCAGTTCTTGATACTTCAAATGCTTCTAAACTTCTATTATCATTCTTATCAGCCCTATAAAGACCATTTAAAAGGTCTGCACCATCCTCTCTTGAATTATCTTTTGATTGAAATGATATATGTACAGGATTTTCAAAAAGATCAGCTAAGATGCCTCTACCAGCTTTCCGAAGCACATCAAATTGCCCTCTATAAAGCAATTGAGATTCGGCAAGCATATTATCATCCCATTGAGTAACCCAATAGAATACTAGATCATCAGCAGCTCTTTCTCTAGTTACTTGGTTTGCCTGATATGCTTTATCATGCAATTTTTTAATTTCAGAAATATCTGGCATTATATTACCTTGCTGCACTTAATATTCATTTTATATTAGTAGTATTATCGGCAATACTTTTTCTTATAACTACCAAATGATATTGGCTTTGTTACTGGTGGTCTTTTTATATTTCTTATTACAGTAGGATTAAATGGACTTCTTTCGCTCATCATTACAGAATCAGCAAGGTTAGGAGAAGCTATTTTAAACTTGCTTTTCATTTCTACTTTTGTATATAACTCAAACTTACCATTAGAGTTAGGTTTAATTGGAATACGACATAATTCTGATCTAAGTTTAGTTAAATTTGTTATTCCAGAAGAGAAAGATATAAGATCGTCAGGATTACACATCTTTTTTTCTACTACAGCCTGGTAGGTCTTAAATACTCTTTCTCTTAATTTTAAATAATATTGTGCTCTTTTATTAGCAAGAGCATCCTTATTCTTTTTCTGACCTTGCAAAGCAATATTAGATACAGGATTAAATACAGAATCAGGAAAATCTACTTTCTCTGACCCCTTAAACATGGCAATTTTACAATGTTTACCTTGTAGAGCATGTTCTACTTGTCTTGCTAATGCTGCACCTAATCCGTCACAATCCCACGTAAACCAATCTGATTTATTCTTTATAGCCTTATCTAATGCCCAATCACAACCCTCATTTACATTGCCCCAGACCATTTCATCAACATCTAAAACAACAGAACCATGCCTAAAGCAGTAACCTTTGGAATCTGGTCCTGTGTCAGAAGGATCGTGAGACGAAAATCTAGCGCCAGAAGGATTAATACCAAGCCCCAAATGAGAGTCAACACAAGCATCAAACCATTCAGCATATACGAGGGCATTTTCAATGGAATCATTAAATTCTCCCTCCCAAATATGGTCATACTCAGCCCTGGAAAGATGTTTGAAATCATGTTGTCTCTCTGCTTCTAACTCTTCTGGAAACCAAGGGTTATCTCTCCAGTTCATTACTATGATAAGATGGAGATCATCTTCATAGTATCCATCTCTATCTAAGAAAGATTTATATGGTACAATAAAACGCCTAGAAAAAGGGTCTTCAGATGATTGCGGGTTTGCTGTAAACCATAGCTGAGAACCTTCTTCACGAATTGTTGGAGTAATTTGTCTTATTGAATCATCAGATAATGTCTGTGCTTCTTCAGCCCAAAAATACTTAAAACCCTCTGCTGATTTTACTGATTCAGGTGATCTAGCAAAACCTTTAAATCTAAATCCACCTCTTGGTTTATGATCAATCTTTCTATCTGTAATAGTAAAATTTGTAGCACCTGATTCTTCTATTACAGATTTAACTACTTTGTGTACTGAGTCTTCAATCGAGTTCTGAAATTCACGACCACAGAGTACGTCAGCACCTTCTACTTGACATTTATGTGTAAGTATATTTGCTGTACCACGAGATTTACCAGAACCACGACCACCAATTAGTACAATAAATCTTTGCTTGGCAGTAAGTGTTTTCTGTAGTTTTCGTGGTATTTTAATTGATGGCATTACTTCCGTTTACCCTTCTTTTTACCTTTGTTTTTACAGGCCATATTATTTGTTCTCCATAAATATATTATTTTCTCCTCAACTTTTTAAGAATTGCTCCAGCTACTCTTTTACCTGCTTCTTTAGAGCCATATTTCTTGCCAGCAGATTCAGCAATCTTGCTAAAGTTCTTACCTTTTTTGCCAATATCTTTTCCAGCAGCAGCTTTCTTTGCTGAGTAAGATCTCTTAGGAGATGTGGACTTCTTCTTAGCCATTTTTCTTTTCCAAAATATTTTTTATTTGGTTATTTTCTTCTTCTTTATGACTTGCACCAAAGAGAAAGTCTACAATAGTATTTACCTTAGTTGACATTGCAGTAAAGACAGAAGAAATTAAAGCTACTTGCCAATTCTCCATAGGAGGAAGAGATTTAGAGAACATAGCATAAATAATAAAACAAGTAAGAATTATGTAGCCAGAGAGAAAGACTAAAGCAAAAGACTTCTGAAGAGAAGAATCTTTCTTATACATCTCCCTAGCAGATTGTTTATCTTTAAGTAAGGATTCTTCAACATCAAATTCTAGCTTTTTAAATTGGAAAGATAATTCTGATTTCTTTGTTTCCCAAAGAATTCTATCTTGATCTGTAGTAATAAATTTATCTGCAACTTCTCCTACAGATTTAATTATTTCTCCAGCAGATCCACCTATTGCTTCACTTAGCCAACTCATATAATTCTCTTCTTATAGAATCAATAGCACCCCATATTTCTTCTAAATTATTCATAGAGGCTTGTTCATGTGCTTTTATCCACTGCTCCTGGAGTGCTTGCTTAACTACTACATCATAGAGTAATTTGTGGATCTTTAGTGCAATTACAATAATTGTAGGGAATCCTGTGGTTATGACAAAGCACATCACATACCATATAAGATCCTCTACAGTTGTTGGCATCATTTCTTTTTCTTTCTTTTCTTTTTAGATTTACCTGCTTCACTAAGAGAAATAGCTATAGCTTGTTTCTGAGGATAACCCTCATGTCTTAGTTTAGAAATATTAGAAGAGATCGTTTTTTGAGACTTTCCTTTCTTTAGTGGCATTGAATCCCCAAAAATATTTTAAGAAAATAAATATAAAATCCAACATTATTTGCTTCCAGGTTTCTTCATTCTTTTATTGACACCTTCTGATCCAAAGAGTTCTTTCTCGAATGCCTCGTACTTCATTCTACGTTTATTCAAAATCTTTCCAGCTTTAGCAGCTTCACCAGATCCAAGCATTTTAGGATTAGGTCTTTTCATTTTTTGTTTATCAGTTGCCATTATTTTTCCTCTTCGATAAGTTTATCTTGTTCAATAAGTATAGTTTCTTTAGTCGTGGGATCAACTACTTCAATCTTCCATTCATGTTTAATAGCTCCACCATCAGCTCCAGACATAGTGAAGGAACGGTCATCCCTCCATCCAAAGTTCTTTAAGGCAAATATATCCCCAGCTTTACCATTAGCTTTAAGACCTAATTCATAAGAATGCTCTACGAGAGTTCTAGCTCTTACTATTAGCTCTTTATAGTCTTCTCTTTCTTCATATTGACCAAGAACTTGTCTACTTGTACCAAGAGATAAAGCTACTCCAGTAAGAGTCCATTCTTCAATTGGAGTATTATCAAAGTAATCTTCTAGGGCATCTGCTAGGATTTGGGGAGTAGGAAATTTCTTGGGTAATTTAGAAAATCTTCTAGATAGTTCTTTCCCCCATTCTGATTTTCTTTCTGTTTCTTTCTCTTTCTTTGCTTCTTTAATTTTCTCTTCCTTCTTTATAGCATTAGCTTTTCTTTGCTTAGTTTCCCTTATATTAGGGCAAGCATTAGGATATTTTGTACGTTTATATGTACGTTTCTTCTTAGGAGTTTCTTCCATGACTATGAAATTCGATTATTAACAGAAAAAATAAAATTTAGAATACAGATTTTATGAAAAGTAAGTACCTAATTGGAGGCAAGCAAAGGAGTCGAACCCTCAAGTTTTACCTTGGCTCTGGTTTTCAAGACCAGCTGATATCCACATATCGCTACTTGCCATATTTTTGGTGCTATCCGAGAGAATCGAACTCATGCCTATTAGGAACAGATTTACAGTCTGCTGATGCTCCTTGCATCCTTATATTGCGAATAGCATAATTTGGTAGTCCATATAGGATTCGAACTTATACTGAATAGGGTCTAAGCCTATTATCTCTGCCAATTGGATTAAGAGGCCAATTAAATATATTCTCCCAAATTCACAATTTCTACTTTTCTTTCAAGGAGGGTGCAACAATCTTTACAATAAGTTTCCTCTTTATATTCCATTGTATGAACATTACCGGAGGATACTACATAAATTTCCATAGAACCACAAATATGACAGGGAATTTCAGAAATATCATGAGGATTTATGATGAGACTTATTGGCATATCTAAGTGGTTAATATTGGTAATTGAACTAAAATACAAAAAGCTCTAATTGGGTATATATCAATGTAATTACTATAAATTTATGTATATTCAGCTAAAAATAGGCTAGCTGTAATTGGGTATATCAAAAAATCATGACCAAACCAAAACTCCCCGCCTACCCCTCGGTTAAGCATTTAATTAATTAGTTATATTCTAATTTAATTAATTAGTTGAATACTTTAGCAGATCCCTGGCTATTTCATCATTTAATTATATTCTAATTTAATTGGATACTTAAACTGGATCTCCTGGTAATGGCTAGCTAATCACGAGGATATCATTGAGAAGCCACTGTAATGCCCTTAGATTCAATGGGGATATTCTGCTGATATATTCCTATGCATTATCACAATCATTCAATGAGAAGCCATACATCATAAAATATGATACATCATAAAATATGATACATCATAAAATATGATACATCATAAAATATGATACATCATAAAATATGATACATCATAAAATATGATACATCATAAAATATGATACATCATAAAATATGATAGTGTGTCAAAAACAACACAGTATACTCTAGAGTATTGTAATAATGTCACATAAAGTGTGTCAAAAATGACACATATTTTAGTGCAACCAAATTGTTGCAGTGTATCCAATCAGCTACAGTCTTAATCATTCTGGTAAGTTTACTTCGTATCTTATACAGGAATCATGCCAGTATGCTCTATTTAATCTTTTGCTTATACTCTTTTTTCTTCTTTTTAAACTTTTTTTTAATTATTTTTCAAAAAATGCTATTGACAAGTTTTTAATTACCTCTTATAAAGAAGGGACAAGGCTGATTAGCCACTTACAAACATTAACTTAAACACGAGAGGGACAACATGGCAACTGCTAACAAAATGATCGAAAACGCAAACAAAAGAATAGCCAAGCTGGTAGAGCAAAGAGCAAATGAGTTCAATAACACTGATGAAACAAAATTCTATTTCCTTCACCGTAAGATTAAAAGAATGTCTCAAGAGTTAAGTTCTTTTATTAATTGGTGTTATTCTCATAACATCGACATGGACAAAGAACTTGAATCAGTTACAAGTGGGTATGGTTATACTAGGTACGAAACAATATCAGGGGAGTTAAGGAAAAATATCTTCTGTTTCAATAGCTACCATGTATTTAAAAAGAATGTTTACGGTACTGTTTATGGAATAGCCAATAATCTTAAAGATGCGGTACATTTGTTTACCTGATAAATAGTCCTAAGCACGACTATAAACTGCTTTAACTTTAGTATCTAATGATCATAACCAAGGAGAATGAATCCAAGGAGTATTACAGTAATCAATGTCATAAGCATGGTAAATTACCTCAGCAATTTATAGTAAATTTATCTATATATTCTTTTGTACCAGAGAGAATGATCCTGGGAACTCAGGATAGAGTTATCCTTAAATCTAGTTATGTTATTTACTGTTTCATATCTTCTTTCTATATCATATTCTATGATGTATCTTTCTTCTTTTGTTTTTGAAGAAGAAGAAGAAAGAAAACATTCTTTTGATTTAATAACAGTATTATAACATATTGTAATTACTTTGTCAAGCTTTTTCTTACATAATTAACTAATTATTTTATTAATTACTTAAATACTAGCATCTTATCATATACTTTCTTGGTATCTCTTGGTAATCACTGGAATAATGAAAATAGTTGCATATTTTATGCATTATCTCCTTGACACTCTCCTGGATCTGCTATAGTTGAGACATAACAAAGAAAGTAAACAACAACCAAAACAAAGGAGAAAACACAATGGAAAATAAAGGTCTGGTATTCAAAGCATACAAGAATCGGTATGACATCAAAACTATCCGTATCAAAGACAATATCATTCAAGGATCATTCGGTGGAACATGGATAGACTTTGCTCATACTGGAGACATTACCACACATATCGAAAGAAATGGTAATCTTCATGTTCGTAATCGTGGGGAATTGGTTTATACATTCTATCGACCAGATATAGCAAAAAGAGTATATAAAGCTTGACATCCTGAACTATTGCCAGTAATTATAAATGATACTGGCAATGTCTTGTGATGTTAAGATAAAACTAAAACAAAGGAGAAAACAATGAGCGCACAAATTAGAAGCGAGATGCAACACGTTATTATGATCAACAATGGTTCACATAAGATGATATGCCATGTAAACAAGATCCATGAGAATGGTAATATCTCTCTTTGGTACAAGGGAACTAAAGCAGTCTTACACATTGCCAGGAAGCCACATGTAAAATTCCCATATCTAAATCTAAAAAACTGGTTGACAGGGAAGTATGAATCATTTATGGTGAAAGTATACTAACATTTACAGTGTTGCTGAAAGTATAAGAGTATACTGAGATATAACCAATAAACTAAAGGTCACATAAAATGTGAAGGAGATTACAATGAACATCTTATCAATTGACGCATGGAAAAATGAAGGTGGTTGGGATTGGAACCAGTGGTATAAAGTGGGTACAATTAGCAAAGAAGATCTTGAGAAACTTGATACTAACAGAAAGATTCTGAAATGGTTCAGGGACGAAGGTTATCTTCTTGAAACATCAAAAGGTAAATGTTCAATTGAAGATGATCAATACAATATAGTTGTATGCGATAGATCAAATGGTCGTCCATTGTACTCTATTGAGTATGGCTCTGAATACTAATATTAAGGAGAATAATACAATGAAGTATATCAATCCATGTTATAAAAACAATAACACATACTCTCAACCATACTACAAACCACAATCAAAACCTGTATTGAGTAATGGTGAATATAATGTGTATAAGTTAGGCACAAATAACTACTTGTATACGTACAAAGATGAGGCGGTAGCTAATCTAGCTGGAGTTAATATTGAGTTATTCAATTGCATTACAAAGAATGAAAAACCTACTGATTACAAAAAATTATTCTTGTATGATAGGATACTGGCAAGAGTAGAAAAGATTAATAACAAGTAAGGAGACCACAAAATGAAAAAGATTAAATCACTGCACATAGTAGGAAAAAGATGGTTCCAAAAATCTTATGGCAATACGTATCATAGCGTGTTGATATACGTTAACGACGAAAAAATATATTACCCATTTGCGTATGGTTATGATAATCAGTTTTTGCAGACAGCTGAAGAGTTATTAAAAAAATCCGGTTACGATTTAAAATTGGAAGAACATGAAAGCTTATCGTTTTGGGTAGCAATGGAGCGCATAGGCGGGACGTATACAGTCTATGATGTGCCAAGGAAAAAAGATCTATAATTATTAACCATCAAACCTTCAGGGAGTAAGCTATTGGTTTATATCGTGAGTTCACTTGCTCCCTGACATTTGCTACGTGAGTTCACTTGCTGGCTAGTTGTTAAACTTATAAAATTCATAAGAGGAGAATATCATGAAAAGATATCAACAACTATTCGTTTCACTCCAGGCAAGAGAAAACTGCAAAAAATCAGGAAACGATACCTGGCAAGACAAACATACAGAAACAATTGACAAGCTTATAAACGATTTGCCATCAGGTGGTGGCTTTGATTCAGGTAGCCAATTGAAAGATTTTTCATCTAAGCCTGAAAAGATTGTCTTTTCTACTTCATTTCACCATATGAATGATGATGGGTATTATATCGGCTGGAGTGATCACGATATAATCGTTACACCATCTTTTACTGGTTTTGATATTCGCGTTACTGGTAGAAACGTTAGAGATATAAAAGAGTATATAGGTGATGTTTTCTATGAATGTCTCAATAAGGATAATGAATAATGATCAAAGAATCAATCTGTTTTGCAATCCAACTATTGTCCGGAGTAGCTATTGTAGCTGCTCTCACTTTAGTCTTACAATAAAGGAGTAATATTATGGAAATTATGGTCTGTTTGTCTTTTGGTATTATCGGCGTATATCTATCACAGGCAATACCCGCATGTTTTAAAGTAGATGTTCCATTGGGAATAGCTATACTTTTAGGTGTTTCATCTTATATCATAGCTGGATATTTTTTGTTTCCTTGATAAAATCAATTCTAATGCCCCTACATTCAACGATCATGTTAACGCATACTATCAGCACCTGATTGTTGATTCTAGGGCCATTACAATGCGTTTTTGAATAGGTATCATAAAATTATGGTGGAGTATCTTGATTATGTCTCACGACAAAGCAATAAAATACGGCAAGGAACATCGAAAAGAGTATCTTCGTTCTGCTAGATTTGATAAAGAATGTAGGAATCATGGATCATGCACCTGGTGTGAAGGTATGCGTAGGTTTTTCGATAAGAAACGCAGGAAAGAAGCAGAACTAAAACTAAAGGAATATTACGATGAAAAATAACGATAACGTAGAAAAACTGGTTGAAGCTTGTGTTAAGTGGATCAATGGGAATGAATTTGGAAACTATCACGGTTCATTGCGTACCTTAGTTTCCTGGTTCGCTAGGACTGACAGAATTTTCCAATGGACTAGCATGTCTGAAATTGATGAAGCTACTGAAATACTAATGGATATTCTCGATCGTGGTCCAGTGAAGCTACAGAAGAAGAATGTCTATTATGATGGTCCTACAGTGGTATGTCGTAGTTGTGGCTCCTCTTTGGTAGCTACTAGATTGAACAAGAAACAATCGGATCTATGCCAGGAATGCTACGATTCTATTTACAACTATGCTATTGAAGGAATTGAGGAAATGAAAATAGAAGAAGAAATTGATTGACAAAGTGAAAATTGTACGTTACAATATTTATTGTTATTAACTTTAATTTAATAGGAATAGAATGAAAACTTATACAAAAGAAGAATTAAATAACATTATCACATTACATATAGAATGGATAAAAGGTAATTCAAAAGAAAATTGTGCAAATTTAAGTTATGCAAATTTAATTGGTACAAATTTAAGTTATGCAAATTTAATTTATGCAAATTTAAGTTATACAAATTTAAGAAATGCAAATTTAAGTTATGCAAATTTAATTGGTACAAATTTAAGTTATGCAGATTTAAGTGATGTAGATTTAAGTGATGTAGATTTAAGTGATGCAAATTTAAGTTATACAAATTTAAGAAATGCAAATTTAAATTATGCAAATTTAAGATATGCAGATTTAAGTTATGCAGATTTAAGTGATGTAGATTTAAGTGATGCAAATTTAAGTTATACAAATTTAAGTTATACAAATTTAAGAAATGCAAATTTAAGAAATGCAAATTTAAATCATGCAAATTTAAGATATGCAGATTTAAATTTTGTTAAATACAATTATTTAACAGCTGGATTTAATTTATCTTGCCCAGAAGAAGGGGAATTTATTGGATTTAAGAAATCTTTCAATGGTGCCATAGTTAAATTATTAATATGTAAAGATGCAAAAAGATCCTCTGCTACAACTAGAAAATGTAGAGCATCAAAAGCTAAAGTATTAGAGATAAGTGGTGGATTAGAGAAAGCATACTCAAAATATGATAGTTCTTTCATATACGAAGTAGGTAAAACAATAGAAGTAAAAGATTTTGATGAAGATAGATGGAATGAATGCTCTACAGGTATTCATTTCTTTTTAACCAGAAAAGAAGCGGAGGAATATTAAAATGGATGAATATGAAAAAGTAGAACAAGGTATAATTGAATGGAATAAATCAAGAGGTAATACTATATTTGATCTTGATACTGAAATGAAAATGTTATTGGAAGAAGCTCAGGAGTACTTCCATTCTAGTACACTTTTTGATAGAATAGATGCATATGTAGATTTTCAATTTGTGGCTATTGGTACAAAATGGAAACATGGAGAAAATAAAGTAGTAGAGGATATTATTTTTGATTTTATTGACAATACGGGTTTTATAATTGGGTGTGATTTAGAGAGTATATTTGAAAACCTAAATTTTCCAATGAGGCATTATTTTAATTTCATTAATGATGGATTGGAAATTGTATTGAAGTATAACAACAAAAAATCATCAATGAAAGACAAGAATGGTAAGATTGTAAAGCCTGTTAATTTTGTTGGTCCCGAAAAGGAATTGGAAAAGTTATTTAATGAATATATGGACAAATGTTAATATGGATGAAATACAGAAAATAAAGAATGCTTTGTCATACATTGATCCAGACGTAAGTTATTCAGAATGGTTATCTATTGGCATGGCATTGCATTCTTGGGATGAGGATATAGGTTTTATAGAATGGGACTTATGGTCAAAAAATGGTAGTAAATATGAATGGAGATACATAAAAGATAAGTGGAATAGTTTTAGATCAAATGGAGGAATTACTTTAAATACTTTATTCCATATGGCAAAAGAAAATGGATGGAATAAAGAAGGGGAAGATGAAGAAACGATGCAAAATACATATGATCCCTCACAAATATGTGATCCTAGTGTATTACCTTTCATTGCATTAACTAAACGTAAAATATCAGCAGAAGTATGTAGATTATATGGCGTACATACTTCTGTTATGGAAGCAGATGGTAAAACATTAGATAAAAGTTACTTTCCTTATAAAAAGAATGGAGTGGTTACTGGATACCATGTAAGAAATCATAATCCAAAAGATAAGAGGGACAAAATTAATGCTGATATTGGAACTGGTAGTGGCAATCTTGATCTATTTGGTAAGGAAGTAGCATCTAGATCCAGAAGGAAAAGAATATTTATCACTGAAGGGAGAATAGATTGTTTATCATTAGCAGAAACCTTTAAAGAGCATACCAAGAAAGATTTTAAAGGATTTGATGGCATAGTATCAATAAATAATGGAAGTAGTTCAGCATTGAAAGACTGCCTTAATAACAGAGAATTTATTGAGAGTTTCCAGGAAGTAATTTTAGTATTTGATGCAGATGAAGATGGGAGAAAAGCAGCATCAAAAGTATTAAAATCTTTCCCCAGATTTAAAGTAGCAAAGTTACCAGAAGGTCTTGATTGCAATGAGATGAGATTGCAAGGTAGAGACAAGGAATTATATGATCTGGTAATGTGGAAAGCAGAAAATGTAAGACAGGGTGAATCAATAAAGATAGATGATAAATTTATTGAGAAAGCCTTAGAAAAACCTAAGATGGGTTTATCAACACCTTGGCCTAGTGTTGATAAAAAGATTTTTGGTATTAGGCCACATACAATATGGATTGTTGGTGCTGCACCAAAGATAGGTAAGAGTGAGCATAAGAACCAACTAATCCAACACTTATCATTTTATCATAAAAGACCTGTTGGAGTGTATGATTTAGAAGTCCATCCAGTAATAACAGCCAAACAAATAATTTCAAAACATATAGGAGTAAACCTAATAAGGCCAGATGCAGATTATAATAATGAAGATTTAATAAATAGCTTGAAAGAATTATCTAAAACTGGTATTATGTTTTATGATAGAGGAGCATCAAGAGAATGGAGTGATATTAGGATATGTATTGAAGAGCAACATATATTAGATGGTGTATGTGAATTTTTTCTTGATCCTTTAACTGCATTAATATCGAGATATACAGCAGCAGAAGCTAATGATAAACTTAATGAGATAATGACAGATGCAGCAGATTTGGTATTTAAATACCCAATAACCTTATTTATGTATTCACATGTAAATAATAAACCTAAAGGGTCTCTGCCTCACGAAAGAGGAGGAAAAGTATTAAGCAGTGAATTTACAGGAAGTAGAGCATTAGAGAAGTGGTCCCATTTTGGGTTTGGAATAAGCAGAAATAGATCAGATGACTGTGAGCCAGAAAATGAAAACTTTTCAGAAATATCTCTATTGTATTCTAGGGAACCAGTCACTGGTTATAAATTAAGTAGACTATATTATGATAATGAAACAACAAAATATTTGGAGGAATAATGAATAAACAAGAAGCAATTAAAAGAGAAAAAGAAAGATATGGTAAGAATTTCTATATATTAAATTCTCTGCCAGATAATCTAGATATAGAGTTTATTTCTGATAGAGGAGAAGTATTTATAACTCCATATAAAAAGTTTAATGATTTGTATAAAGACGGCTTAGATATGGCAATAAATTATTATTTTCTTGATTATGATAGTATTTGTATTTCTTGTGATTATAATGGTATAAATATAGCTTTTTATTGTGAGGAAATAGGTAAAACAGAAAATTATTTAGAAAGTATAGGAGCAAAGCGTGCCTGATGAGAGTTTTAATAGGCTGTGAAGAAAATGGAAAGATAAGAGATGCATTTAAAGCAAAAGGAGCAGATGCTTGGAGTTGTGATTTGCTTGACACAAGGAGGCCAGGAAATCACTACCAATGTGACATAATAGATATAGTAGTATTAAATTGGGATTTAATTATACTGCATCCGGATTGCACTAAGTTAGCTGTAAGTGGTAATAGATGGTATGGCAAAGGTAAAGAAAGATATAATGAAAGGTTGGAGGCAATGAAATGGACTGAAGAATTATGGGAAAAGGCTAAACATTATTGTAATCATGTTGTACTAGAAAATCCAATTGGTGTTCTTGGTAAAACATTACTTGGGAAACCCTCACAGTATATTCACCCTTGGGAATATGGGCATGAAGAAACAAAAAAGACTTGCTTATGGCTACATAATGTTCCAAAATTAAAACCAACAAATGTTGTAGAGCCAAAAGAAAACAGAATATGGAAAATGCCACCATCAAAAGATAGAAAAAGGTTAAGAAGTGAAACTTATGATGGATGGGCAAAAGCAATGGCGGATCAATGGTATGGAATACATATTCGATGCTGAATGGAATTATCCACAAAATACTAAGATACTTGTTTTATCAGTAGGTACAGTAGAAAAAGGTATACTTGATTCTACAAATGATTATGATAGGATGAGAAAGTTTTTTACTAATAAAGATATAACAATAGTTGGCCATAATATATGGAGGGCAGATAAACCTATTATAGAGAAGTTGCTTAATATTAAGATTGAATGTAAGATGATTGATACTCTACCACTTTCTTGGTGTATCGAGTTTAATAAAAAGAAACATGGACTTGAACAATGGGGAGAAGAATTTGGTATAGAGAAACCTAATATTGAAGATTGGAATAATCTTGGATATAAGAAGTATCAACATAGATGTGAGCATGATGTAAAGATAAACATCGAACTGTGGAAAAGGTTAAAAGCTAAACTAAATAAACTGTACGAAGGAGATTATCAAAGACTAATAGATTATCTTAATTTCAAGATGTATTGTGCAATGCTTCAAGAGAAGTCTCGATGGAAGTTGGATGTTGATAAATGCACTAAAGGTCTTGAGGAATTAACCAAAGAAAAGGAGGAGAAGACAAAGATACTTGAATCAGTAATGCCTAAAGTACCAATTAAAGTAAAGAAGACTAAACCAAAGAAACCATTTAAACAAGATGGTACATGGAGTGCAACAGGTGAGAAGTGGTTTAATCTTCTTAAAGAACAAGATTTACCAGAAGACTATGATGGTGTAATAGAAGTAATCAATGGCTATAAAGAACCTAATCCTGGCAGTCATGATCAGATAAAAGATTGGTTATGCAGCCTTGGATGGAAACCACAGACATTTAAATTTGTAAGAAATAAAGAGACAAACGAAGTTAAACAGATCCCTCAGATTAACTTACCACATGGGCAAGGGATCTGCCATAGTATTAAGAAGCTGTATAGCAAAGAACCTAATCTTGAACTACTAGATGGACTATCAATCATAACCCATCGAATAACACTACTAGATGGCTTTCTAAGGGGTGTTGACAAAGAAGGGTATGTAACAGCTAAGATACAGGGAATAACCAATACAATGAGGTTTAAGCACGCTGTATGTGTTAATCTCCCTGGAGTAGATAAAGCCTATGGAAAATTGATTAGGGGTTGTTTGATAGCATCAGATGATGAGCATGAATTGTGCGGATCTGACCAGGCACAACTTGAGGATCGCACTAAGCAGCACTATCTCTGGCAATTTGATAAGGATTATGTTATGGAGATGTGCGAGCCAGGATATGATCCACATATTGATATTGCAGTACAAGCAGGATTTCTTACCAAAGAGCAAGAAGAAAGGCATAAGACAGGAAACTTTTTAAATGAGCAGGATAAGAAAGAAATAAAGGAGGGAAGAAAGAGAGCAAAGCCTGTTAACTATGGGGCTGTCTACAATCAACAACCAAAGAGTTTGGCAAGAGATACAGGGATGCCTTTAAAACAAGCGAAAGAGCTATATGATGTATACTGGAAGCGTAATTGGGCAGTCAAGGCAGTAGCTAGACAGACAAAGACAAAGAAAGAATTTGGCAGTATGTGGTTGTATAATCCTGTAAGTAAATTGTGGTACAGTTTGAGAAGTGAAGGAGATAAGTTTTCTACATTGAACCAAGGAACAGGTGCCTATTGTTTTGATACTTGGCTTAAGCATGTATTAAGTAAAAGGGAACAACTAACAGCTCAGTTTCATGATGAAGGAGTTTGGAATGTAAAGAAAGGATACAGAAAAGAAGTTGAACAATTATTGAGATGGGCAATTAAAGAAACAAATAAAGAGTTAAGATTGAATAGGGAGTTGGATATAGACGTACAATTCGATGATAACTACGCAGGAATACACTAATGAAAACATGTAAAGGTTGTAAATATGCTGAATGGGACAGAACTAAAACAGGTAGACTTTCCCCAACAGGTGATGGAGAATGTAAGTATAATTATAAAATACCAAAATTACCAGTATCAATGTGGTTTTCAGGCAGGGTAGAGCCGAGTATCCATGGTGGACATATTAACAGAAAGGAAGAATTAAAAGAACATTGTGTATATTGGCAGGATGAAAGACTATGACACTATTTCAAGAACAGGACACTGCATTCCATAAGTTTATGTTATTTGTTAGGATGGATAGAATCTATAGATTCATTATTGGACAAAGAATTTTTCCAATAGAACCAGAGTATCTTAAAGAGCACAGAATAATGAAGGAGATGAATGAATGATACATAATATTAGAGTTAAAGATGAGCATTTAAATAATTTATTATCTGATAATAAAAAATCAGTAATAATTATAAATGACAAGGACTTTCAAAGAGAGGATGCCATAAGACTTGTAGATTATAGTGGACAGTTTACAAAATTTCATACTTTTAGAGTAACACACATACACTCAGGGGAGGGATTAAAAGAAAATTATGTTGTACTTTCACTAGCTTATGTAAAAACTGAATAAAAGTTGTTTACAGAAGTAAAATTTCATGTTATAATATTTATATAAATTTAAAGGAGATTATTATGATTTTTAAAGAAATGTATACTTTAGCATTAGGTTATTATCTTCCTTTTGTTACTAGCAGTAGAATTAATCAAAGAAAGAGAGATTTTAGATTTCAAAAGAAAGAGCATATTAAAAGGTATTCAACACCTCATCAGAGTAAAATAGAAAAAGAAAGAAGAATGAAACAAATTGAAAAAGGAATTATTAAAGCTAATTAAGGAGAGTAATTAATGAGTGGACTTAAACGTAGAACAGTTAATTCAGGAAATAATGGTAGTATTTC